CAGCATATCCGTACTCGTGTTTTAGTTCTTCAAATATAAAAAGCTCTGAACAGAACTTAGAACTTGATTGAAATGTATATCCGTACTTCTCTAACATTTCACAGACAGTATCTTTGCCGTGACGGCCATGTCCAACAACTAGTAATTTTGGTAACATAAAATTCTCCGTAGAATATAAATTATATTATACAATAAAATTTTAATTTGTCAAGTGTTTTATCCAATTAAGAATCCGTATCCAGTTCCGCCTGGAACTGCTGTTGCTACTTCATTTTCTAGTTTTTCCATCTCAGCTTGTGCTTCTGCTTTGAGTGAGTCACCGTTTAATGTAGTGCCGCCTTGTGGGCCAGCAATAGTAGCAAACTTTGAACGTGCTTCACCTAGCATATATTTACATGCAGCTAATGTGTAGTCTTTGATCCATTGCTTTGCAAGGTAGTCATCTAGCAATTGACTATCAGGACGATAATTGTACGCAAAAATTAATATTTCTTCTTCAGCTCTTGGCTTTTGTAATATAGTTAATTTTTTATTAGTGCTATTCCATTTAAATTCAATGAAAGATCCAAACATACGTCCTACTAGTTCTTGGTAACCTGCAAATAATTCGTATGTTGCTAGGCCTCCCATTTGAGTAGATCCAGCTAATAGATAAGTGTTTGTATATGCTGCGTTAAATGGCTCAAAAATACTTCCACCGCCGCCATTGGCTCCTCTACTACCAATACTTCTACGGAATAATTTACGAACTTCAATTACTTCGTTTGGTAAAATATATTCATTTTGATCTTCGATTAATGTAAGAAATAAATATGATTCTTCAACACTATTATCACTGCGCTGTCTAAAACGTGTAAGTGCTTTAGTAAGTGCAGTTTCGTAATGTACTGGATCAAGTTCTACATCAACCATTCCTCCTCCAAGGAACGCATTAACGTAATCAAATATTTCTTGTTTTTGTGTTTGTAAGTCTGCCATAAGAAGTTCTCCGTATTGTATTTATCGTTACGATAAATACTTAATAGTAATACAAGGTAACAAATATGCCACGATTAAGTTTATACAGATCAGAAAAAGGTCAAGATTACGAATTTTTTGACAGAACAGTAAGTGAAATGTTTACTGTTGGCGGAACTGATGTACTTTTACACAAGTACATAGGTCCTAAAGACGGAAATAGCACTGATGCAACTGCTGATCAGCCATTCTATGCAAATGGAGCAACAGAAACAGATATTCAAGATTTATTATTTCTAGAGAATAGAGATAGAAAATACGATCCTGACATATATAAAATTCGTGGCGTTTATAATGTACAAGATGTAGATTTCGACCTAAGTCAGTTTGGTTTATTTTTGAGCAATGATGTATTGTTTTTAACAGTTCATATTAATGATAGTGTAAGAACAGTAGGTAGAAAAATTATGACAGGTGATGTGCTAGAATTACCGCATTTAAAAGACGAATATGCATTAAACGATCTTTCGGTTGCATTAAAACGATTTTATGTTGTTGAAGATATAAATCGTGCAAGTGAAGGGTTTTCACCTACTTGGTATCCACACTTGTATAGACTAAAATTGAAACAAATATACGACGGACAAGAATATAAAGATATATTAGATCTTCCAGCTAATGAAGAAGAACCAGGTGAAGGTACATTAAGAGATATTCTTAGTACATATGAAAAAGAAATGCAAATTAATGAAGCTGTAGTTGCGCAAGCAGAAGCAGATGCAAAGAAAAGCGGATATGAAATTGGGCATTATTATTCGCTTGCAGTTAATGATGACGGCACAGCTAATTTAAATATTGTTGATACTGATTTAGAAGGCAATGTAACCACAAAACCTACAAGACAAGGTTACGATGGTTATCTTTTAGGTGACGGATTACCTCCTAATGGACTAATATTTGGTATGGGCATATTTTTTCCAGATCTTCCAGAACCAGGTGATTATTTCTTAAGAACAGACTTTCAGCCAAAAAGAATGTTCAGATACGACGGTGTAAGCTGGAGGAAAGTACAAGATAGTGTAAGAGTAACTATGACAAATACAGATACTAGAAATACACAAAAAGGTACATTTATTAATAATACGAATACTAGTACTATAGGCGGAGAAGTAACTGAAGAAAGACAAAGTCTAAGTAAGGCACTACGTCCTAAAGGACTTCAATCAGATAATTGAGATTAAAAAATGCAGCATTTTTATGATGGACAGATAAGAAGATACATTACACAACTTGTAAGAATGATGAGTAACTTTTCTTACAAAGATGGAGATAATGATCTTAAAAAGATACCAGTTACTTATGGCGACTTAACTAGACAAGTAGCTAGTATCATAAGAGATAATTCAGAAAATAAAATTCCAAGTGCTCCTAGAATGGCTCCTTATATTAACAAACTAAACATCAGAGAACGTGCATATGATGCAGCAGGAAATGAGTATCTAAACAAACAAGGCAAAAATTACACTGTGGAAAGACTAATGCCTAGTCCTTATAAACTTACAGTAAATGTAGATATTTGGAGTTCAAATACAGATCAAAAATTGCAAATTATGGAGCAAATTTTAATGCTGTTTAACCCAAGTTTAGAAATACAAACTACCGATAATTATATTGACTGGACTAGTTTAAGTGTAGTTTATTTAAATGATATTACGTTTAGTAATAGAAGTATTCCTGTTGGCGTTGATAGCGAGATTGATATTGCAACTTTAACTTTTGAAACTCCAATTTATATTAGTCCTCCTGTAAAAGTAAAACGATTAGGTGTAATTACAGACATCATACATAGCATTAGAGACGAAAGTAGAGGAACAATTGAATTGGGTATGAGTCCGTTACAGTTAACCGATATTATAGATGAAAGTTATGATGTAAGTTTAAATGTTCCACTAGGATATACAAACTATCAAGATTATGGACTATATGTAGAAGAAAACGAAGTTCAAATAATAGATAAGAACAAAGTAGGTACTGTAACTTGGACAGAATTATTAGAAGCTTATCCAGGTGAATATAATGCTGATATAAGTCGTTTATATCTTAGAAGTAATTTTGATGGTTCAACAGTAACTGGTACATTTGCAATTAATCCATTTGACGAAACTAAAATAATAGTAAATTGGGATTCTGATACAAAACCTTCTAATACTATTATTAGTGGGCCTACCGGAGATAAAACTACAATTGATTATATTATAGATCCTACTAGATATAATCCGTCAACTACAAAAGCAGCAGGAACTAGATATCTTATTTTAGGTGATATAGGCAATGCATCGAATACTGACGGACCGGATGCTTGGAAAAATACAGACAATTCTGATTTTGTAGCAAATGCTAATGATATAATAGAATGGGACGGAAATCGCTGGGTTGTAGTATTTGATTCAAACAACATAACAGACATTACATATACAACTAATACTAATACAGGAACACAATATCGCTGGGACGGAACAGAATGGTTAGAAAGTGTAGACGGAGAGTACTCAAAAGGTGCATGGCGTCTTGATTTAGATGGCTAATTATTTTTATGAAGGCAGATATTTTATGTAGTGGTGCGTTATTTTGTGCTAAAGATACAAAACGCATTCTTTTTTTACACAGAGCAAATGGTTCAAAAATTCATCAATGGGGAATTGTTGGTGGTAAAACTATAGAAGGAGAAACTCCTTGGGAAGGTCTCAAGCGAGAAATTGAAGAAGAAGTAGGATTTTATCCTGATGTAAATAAAACTATACCGTTAGAAACCTTTGTTAGTAATGATACTAAATTTCAATTTCATACATATATGTTAATTGTAAACGAAGAATTTATACCCCGTTTAAATCATGAACACGACGGTTATGCTTGGTGTAGTTTTAATAGTTGGCCGAAACCGTTACATAATGGACTTCGCAGCACATTTAATAACACTAGTATAAAAAATAAATTGTTAACTGTGTTAGATATCATACAGCATATTTAAACGTCCGGGTTTTGATTTGGATAATATCTACCTGCTCCACCCCATACAATTCTTACAGCACCACGACCGCCTGCATATCCTGCACTTGAAGTATCGTCCTCAACTCCGCCAGCACCACCTCCAAATAGAGCACCAGCACCGTTGTTGGTAGTTTGTGTTCCACCGCCAGATCCGCCAGTACCTGGAAGTCCGCCAAGTCCATTTGCACCTTCTCCGTATATACCAACGCCGCCTCCTGCATTTTCTGGTGCTCCGCCTGCGGTTTGTCCGATTCCTCCGCCACCGCCGCCACCAGCGCCTGCGTTTGCAAGTCCACCATTTCCGGTTCCGCCGTTTCCGCCTGCACCTGTGTAGCCGCCAGCGCCGCCTCCGCCGCCGCCTCCGCCGTTAAAGGTTACGTTTCCGCCGCTTCCGCCACTGCCGCCAGATCCGTTTAGAACTGTTCCACCTGGGCCGCCGCCAGTGCCATTTGAGCCAAAACCTTGATAGTCGCCGCCTGTTCCGCCGCCGGCTCTAACTAAAAATGTCCCGCCACGTGCTACATAACTAGTTCCGCCATTGCCGCCATTACCGTTCAGTGCACCAGCAGAGCCGCCACCGCCTACAACAACAGACAAATTTTCACCTGGTGTAACAGCAAAAGATGCCCAAGCAAGGGCTCCTCCACCACCGCCAACTCCTGATCCTTGAGAAGTTCCTGGACACCCTGATGATCCACCACCACCGCCTACAGCAACCGCACTTACTTCTGTAACGCCACCTGGAACTGTAAAAGTAAACGATCCAGCACTTGTAAATTCTTGCTGTCCTTCAAGTTTAGCTCCTGGAATTGGGCCCCACGCAATCCCGTTCCAAAATTCTAAGTCAGTTAACTCAGTATTATATCGTAAGTATCCTAGACCTGTAGTTGAGTTAACTGATGGACGCTGTGCAGTTGTTCCTGCCATAATTTTAGCAGCACCTGTAAACGATCCAGTTGTGCCTACGTAGTTTGTATTTTCTGCAGGAATACTTGGACGACCAGTTACGTTAGCCCAGGCTACACTACCTGCAGAATCTGCAAAGCCTGCATATATTTTTGTCCAACTTTGAAAAGTACCGTTTTCTAATACACGTCTATAAAGGTATGCTACTCCATTTTTGCGTGGAAATGCAAGTTGTAGACCATAACGACCTGTGCTTCCGTCATACCAACGATATTCATTACCGAGACCCATGTTTATCATGTAGTGCTGACTGCTTTCTGGCATACCATTTGTACTTGAGTTTGAGTTTTGGTTGAACCAAAAACCAAAATTGTTTGTGCCAGTAAAATTAGGGTCTTGGAACGTAGTATGATTGTTGCCGTTGTTGTTGAACAACTGATCTCTATCTACACCGTCCAAGTTATCAGCATTATCTGCGCTAGAAGCTGTTCCGATAAACTTACCATTGTTGTCAATATATGATTTGTCGCTACCGTCACGTCTAAATTGTACAATACGGTTTGAACTACTGTCAGCAACTATGTACCAACGATTTGAGTGATACTGTATTTTACCTTCTGTGCCTGGATTGCCTGTCCAGTTAGATGATGCACTTGAACGTATGTCACCGTTTGTGATATTGATAGCACCAGCACCACCATTGGCGTCAATGTCACCACTTACTTGTAAACGTCCTGTAACCACAAGTCCGCTTGCATCAAATGAACCCTTTATGTCGTTGTTAACACGGAACTCTGTTTCAGTATCTCTGTTGTGTCTTACAGCCCAGTTACCGTCTGAGTCGAGTAAGCCAACTTCGTTTGAAGTAGTTGAATACAAATAACCTCTAATATTGCCGTCATCAGATTTAAGTCTAATTGAACCACCGTCATTTGTTCTTACATCAATATATCTACTCTGTTGGTTGCGAACAAGCAGAGCATCGTCCCCTGCTACCCATTGAATATACGCACGATCTGTTGTGCCTTCTTCCCAACGGATATAAGGATCGTTTGATCCACTTAGATTGATTTTTTCGTTACCTGCTGTACTAATTACAAGGTTTTGACTTAGTAGTACTTGGTTGTCTTCAGCACTTAATACGTCAGCATTGTTAACACGTAGTTTTACATGATCGTCTTGGTCAATCTGTACAGCCGATTGGTTGTCTGCATCACGCAAACTAAATTCTCTGCCGTCGTCGTCCCAGTATAGATAACCACATATTGTACCGTTTGAATCTTCAAATCTTATGTTTCCGTTGTCAGTGTTACCTGAACGAATTCTAAAGTCGTTGTTGTCTAAACTCTGCAGGAACCAACCATCAGCAAAAATAACCTGCGGATCAACTTGATTGCTCATTGTGATGTTACCAGTAACACGTAAGTTTCCTGAAACATCTAGTTTTTCTGCAGGAGTAGCATTACCTATGCCTACGTTACCTGAAAACTCTGCTAATTTAACAGTACCGTCGTCCACTACTTCTATGCTTGGAATACCACTTACATCTGATACTGCAAAAATTGTACCAGTAAAATCATTAGTAATTGAAAACAACTGTCCTTGTGAACCTTCAAAACTCAGTGTACCATTGTTGTCAGGTAATACATTAAGTGTAATGTTCTGTGCAGCAGTTGTTGCATCAGCACCTGAAAATACAATATTAGGATCAGCCGCCTGTCCTGTGTTAGGTGTGATTACAATATTCTTATCTGTATTTGCCATCTAAAATGCTCCGTATTCGCTTTATTATATTTATGCTTTTTTTATATTCCGTACTTCTGTTTAATTTTTCTATAATTACTTTTTATTTCTTGTGCAGTAAGTACTCGTGTCCAAATTTGAAAAACTCCTATCTTACACATATCTGCTCTAAATCCAGGTAAAAACTGTAGAGTACTATTACCTGCTGTTGATGGGTTTGATACCGACCCTGTACTGTCTTGATCTCCGTTAATATAATTAATTGTTGAAGCACCATTTTTTGTAACACCAACATAGTACCATTGACCTGTGTTAAAATTACCTGTAGGTTCAAAATCTGTTCCAGTATTAGACGGGTCGTATCTCCAATGTATTCTACGTTCACTAGGATATCTCCATATGCCTGGAGAACGGTCTGTGCCACTTGGAGTGTACCCAAATATCTTACGCCAACTTCCGTCGTGACCGTTAGGATAAGTAGCTGTAGCATCAAATCTTACTGTAAAAAATATACTGTGTATATTGTTGTTGAGTATGTCACTCGACGGTGCGGTTGCCGTTCCTCCGTTTGCATTCATATAACCGCCTGTTACAGTAAATCCTGTTACATCTAATCCTCTTGGTCCTAAATCAAATATCTGTGTGCCACTACCTGGCCAACTTTTTGGATTTTGTGTATCAAAACAAAATTGTATTCCATCTGATACTTTGCTCCCTCCTGCAAATGCTCCCATTATAATCCAAACCTCCCTCTTGTGGCATCATAAAATGCCTTTACTTCTTCATTTGATAATTGTTTATTATATGTAGCAACTAACGACACATTTCCAGCTTCTACTACTCCTGCATACCCGTTGCCTATACGAATTTGTCCTGCTGTTGTAAGTGCAGTGTTACTTCTTGAATTGTAACTTTGTATCCATGCTCCGCCATTTTTACTATAATACCCTGCTCTAGCAGCAGATGTTCTTCCAGTACTCATTCTAATACCCATTAAATTCCAGGCGTTTAATGTAAGAGCTGTTGTATTTGAAGAGTCATAGTTAGGGGTCTGCCTGCTGTACCAACTCCAGTTGTTTCCAACTTCCCAAGTAACAGCAATTTCTTGTTGATAACTTTGTGCCACAGTGCCGGCTTTTTCAAACACAGTGTCACGCTCACTAATACCTTCAGAATAAATCCACATCAATAGTGTGCAGTCGCCTCCCATATCAACACCGTTAGTATTATCATTTGATCCCCACCAGCCGCTGCCATTAAAAGCAAAACTTTGTACACCGTTTATTGTTTCTAACGGAGTCTGTGTACCATTACTACTAAAATTGCGTTTACCGACTACATCTACCCACGTCGACCCTGATCCGGGATAACTTTTTGGATTAGAAACATCTACTAACATTGCTAAATTATCTGTTGGTATTTTAAGTCCGTATATTGATGCCATTATAGTTTATCCAAAATTAAATACTGTACCGTTTCTGCATTCTGCAAACATTATATTTGATAGTCTATATGTTGCATACGGAGAGCCTTGGCTTCTATAGTTATAGTTTCTTAAATTTAAGAATTTAATATATTTTGTGCCATATCTAAAAGGTAAACCACTATTCCTACTTTCTCCAGTAAATGGAGCTGTTGTGTAGGTTGTCCATGTAGTAGGATATACAGGTGCACCGTGACAGTAATTATAAGTGCCGCCTGCTTGACCTCTACTTACCGGAGTTCCTGCAGGTAATGCGTATCCATAATCTGGCAATGTAGAGGCGTTAAAACTTCCAGTCTGACTACCTGTATTAGAATCTAAATATACTGCCCAATCACCTTGAGCAGTTTGCTCCATTCTATAATATGATCTATTGTTTAATCTAGTA